TCACAGGTTAAAGCGGGGAAGAAGTTTTGCAATCAGAATGGATACACCGGTAATCGCAAAGCCGGTCACGATCGACATTTCTAAGCCAGGTTCAAAATGCAGATACGAATTGAAGGAGCTCATCCACCCGATGATCATCCACTGCACCACATAAATCTTCGTCAGATTCCTTCCGCAAAAATCGAAGAAATCAATATTCTTTTTCAGTCTTCCTGTGATCAGATGAAGCAGGGAAATCTCAACCGTGATGATCAGTGTATTGTACACAAAATGAAAGAACGTCTGCCTGTAAAAAGCATTCTCATAAAGCGCATGTAAAAAACGGATATCCAGATTATAATAATGACATCCAACAACAAAACCGATCTATCCTTTCTGTTGGTCATTGTCAACATGGACAAAAAGTACCTGATAACCGGATTATACTGCATCTGCGGGTTCTTGTGAAAGGTTACTTTTTGTTACGCGGATGCCCTGAGCGGAGGGCGGATGATTTAATCCGTTTTCGCTTCCAAATACACACAGCGGGAGAGCATTTTCTGCCGGTCTGCTGTAAATAAAAAAAGGCTGACCCGTGCATTTCGGGTCAGCCTTTCGCCGTGTCAGCGTCATAGAATTCCGGGAACTGTCCGGTTCCCCAATGTCTGGTTCCGGCCAGACCTGGCCGGACAGCACTACTCCAGTTGGGGCTGCGTCCGTTCCAGCATTCGGGCAAAGGGATAGAAGGCATATTCCGCACTGTCCAGGCAGTCCACCGGGTAACTGCCGTTATCCGTTCTTGCCCATTCGCCCTGCTCGTATGCATGTTCATCCCAGGTGGCCATCTGATAGGCTTCCTGCCAGTGGTGCAGCTGCTGTGAGACGAAAAAACGTCCCTGCATCTGAAGCATGCAGGTCAGTTCGATCCGGGCATTGATTCCGTCAGACTTGTCAAATGCATGAATGGCAATCCTTCCCAGCCCCTTGCGGATGATTTCCTCCTTCAGTGCCGTTCGGAACAGTTTGGCAGCAGAATCCACATAAACCCGGCTCAGCTGGGGAAACTGCCTCGACCACAGCAGGAGACGCTCAACAATCATCTGCGCATACCGGGCCTCCGTCATCTTGTCGGAGATTCCCTGCCGGTCATAGACCCCATCCACCAGCACCACATTCTTCCATCCCTGTGTCATGCCGACCAGCGTGGCACAGGTGGCATCTGTTCCGCCCACATCCACCCCGACGGCCATTTCAAGGTAGCGGGTATTGAATGTCACCGTACGGTCCAGAACCATCTTCGAGGCATCATAGGAGGAATAAATCCGGCCGCTGGCGGCTGTCCGGAGTCCCAGAATGTCTGACTGATACCACAGGCTGGAACGGTCATACTTGGCCAGTTCCCGCCTCAGCTGCTCATCCCCAAGGGACAGATTGCCGAGAATGGTAAAATGACCGTAATTGTATCCCGGATTCACTCCCCGGCGCTTGAGGTCATCCTGATAATCCAGAAACTCCGAATAGAACCAGTGAGAGGGCGGCTTGGGGTTCAGGTCAAAGAAAATCTGCCTCTTTCTTGAGGCCAGTGTCCGGTCAATGCACTCTTTCATAAAGCTGGGATGACATTCATTGACCTCTGTCACATAAACGCTTCCATAGCTGTTTCCCTTGATCCTGGCGGCATCATCCGCCTTCTTTCCGCCGGCGATAATGACCACTTTTTCCCCGTTCACCGACTGGATGAACAGTGCCTCTCTCCCCCTGTACTTGCCCATCCGGCTGCGCCCGGCAAAGATGTGCATCAGGCCGAATCCGTTGCTGTCGATAATGTTCATCTTGACCGCGGCGGTGCTGACGCCGCCGCAAAGATGAAGCTTATCCGGATGAACATCCAGCGCACACGCCCAGGCGATGAGGTTGATGATGTTCTTCCCGGCACGCTTTCCGCCCTCCGCCACATTCAGCCAGCTTTCCCTGGAATCCGCAATATACCTTGCCTGGTCCTCCGTCAGCGGTGCATAGCTGATCATCCTCTTTCCCCTTTCTGCGGTGCCCTCTGGCCACCTGCTGCTGTTTCTTTCTGCCCGCCCGCCGGAGCGCCCGGCGTCCCCTGTTTGGCCCCCGCCTCCGCCTTTGTCTCCTCTCCGGCCGAAAGCTGTTCAATCGTCCGTACCGGAAGCGGGCGGTTAATCAGGTCCGCCAGGGCCAGCATCTGCTCATTGGACTCCCGGATAATATTCTCTCCCACCGGCGGCTCCGGGTGGTCGCTCTGTCCGAGCATGTTTTTCCCGAGAAAAATAGCCATCATGGAACTGGTCTTGGAGAGCAGCAGCTGATTTTTTCGAAGAGCAAGCTTCACCGGACTGACCTTCTTGCGGTAAATCTGTTCAAAGGCCATCCCGTACGTTTTCTGGCACCATTCATCCAGTGTGTTGTGATCCACACCGCCGAACAGGTCACAGATATCCTGTTCCGAACAGGCCAGCTGACAGTACACCTCAAACATGTTTTTATCCATCTCCACGCGGTTCATTTCCGCTTCCACGTTCTCTCTGCCGGTCACCGTTCGCTCCATGTCTTACTGCTCCTTTCCGGGGATATTTCTCTTATCCTCCTGCCATTGGCCGGCAGAGAATCCCCATTGATCTGAGCTGATCCGCCGCGGCCTGCATTTCCTCCTCATCTTTGCATTCAACAAGCAGCTTAAACCCTTCCTCCTCCATCTCCCCCGGCATCTCCGGCGGAATGAGCTTATCCATATCCGGCCCCTCACCCTCACCGAAACCGAAGAGTCCCTCCATGTCCAGGGTTTCCTCCAGCCCTGAAAGGAGTTCCGCAAGGGTCGCCTCATCCCACGGAGTTTCCATGGTTGCCTGATTATGCTCAAGCATATACGCATCCCGCTCTGTCGGCGTCAGATGGTCCAGGTGAATCACGGGGACCCCTTTTTCAGGAATCCGGATCTGTCCATCCCGGACCAGCTGCTTCAGTGCTTCAAGACGCCCGTGCCCCTCAACCACCTGTGCCTCTCCCCAGATGCCGATCGGGTCCAGAAACCCGAACGTCAGAATGCTGTTCCGGATATGTTTAAGCTGTTCTGCGCTGTGTATTTTGGGGTTCCGCGGATGGGGGCGGAACCTGTCCAGCGGCAGCGCGTCCGCCGTTTGCACCCACTTAATCTCCTTCATTTTGTTCTCCTTTTCCTGTTTTCAGACCTTTGTCAGCATCTCCTGAATCTCCGCGTTCACCATCGCCTCAAGTGTCTCCACATCCAGCGTAAATCCCTGCTCTTCCAGCAGTTTTTTCGCATATGCAAGTTTCTCCGCGCCGTGGCCTGCCCCATACAGCTTTTCTGCTGCATAAACCGCGATATGCACCCAGGTCCGAAGCATCTCCTGCTGATCCGCATCCATCCGCTCACGCACCGCCTGAATGCCTTTGGTGGCCAGAACGGTCATCAGGACGGAGAGAATCACTACAAAAAGCGGTGTAAGATCGATCAGGTTCTCCATTTACTCATCCTCCGTTTCATTATTGGCCATTTGCCACTCCGGGTCTCTCCGGACCCTGTATCCGGCAATGGATCATCAGCCGGAGCTCTCCCCTTCTCTTTTTTCTTTCGGATGCCCGGCTACCAGCCATTTTTCTGCCACTGAATTTCCGGAATACGCGACGAAAACGACCGAAGCGAAATCCGTATAATGGGTAAAAAGACCGGGAAGCTGTTCATACTCCTCTGCCAGGACCATGCCCACCAGCCCCAATACTGCCAGCAATGTGACCGCAATCAGGGCAATGAGCACCATGATTTTGGAAAACTGGATGTAATTCTCTCCGAATTTCATTTATCCCTCCATGTTTCACCGTGATCTCCCGGGCAGCTCTCCTTGTCCGGATCATCCGGTCCGGTCCGTTCCGGACAGCCCGCACGCTGCTCTATCTGTTGACCAGATATTCATTGATTTCCTGCAGCGACTGCCTCAGCTTATCCACCGAATTGCCGTTCACCAGATGGAAAAGAATCGACAGCTGCGAGCGCAAAACCAGCGTCATTTTGTCCCCATAGATGTCCGATCTTCCTTCCATCTCCAGGATCCGGCTTTCAAGACTCTGCATCTGTTTCTGCAGAGTACTTGTCCTTTCCTGCAGATCCGTAATGGGCTGCATGTTTTCCTGCCGGGCTTTCCGGAGTCCGCTTCTGGCATTCAGGAACATGCTGATTCCCCAGCAGACCGCCAGAATAATCACCAGCGCCAGTTCAAAGTTGTTCATCGTCAGATAGCTCTGCATTTTTCCTCCTCCCCAGACATGCGGTTTTGTCTATCGGCCCCGCTCCTCTTTCAATCCCCAAACATCACAAACGGACGCCCTGCGTCCGGCCAAGTCCTCCCCAGACATGCGGTTTTGTCTATCGGCCCCGCTCCTTTTTCAATCCACAAACATCACAAACGGACGCCCTGCGTCCGGCCCAGTCCTCTCCAGACATGCGGTTTTGTCTATCGGCCCCGCTCCTCTTTCAATCCACAATCATTACAAACGGACGCCCTGCGTCCGGCCCAGTCCTCCCCAGACATGCGGTTTTGTCTATCGGCCCCGCTCCTCTTTCAATCCCCATACATCACAAACGGACGCCCTGCGTCCGGCCCAGTCCTCCCCAGACAGTCGGTCCTGTTTATAGCTGCTCAGTCATCCGCAATTCTCCAGCGGCCCATCAGGGTCACGATCTGACCATCTGCTGAAATGAGCGTTGTCATGCTCTGTCCTTCTTCCGGCACAATCAACCCTTTCGCTCCCGTTTCACTCCATTCTGTCTGTTTTCCCGCGCCTGAACGCATCAGGTACTGACCCGACACATAACCCGTTCTGCCCTCATACACCACCTTGGGCCATTCGCCGTCTTCAAGGATGGTCACCGGTGCGCCTTTCGGGATCTCCATCAGCACAGATCCATTCACCGGTTTTGCCCGAAGCCGGAGACCTGAGGTTTCCGTTGCCACAATGGCCATGTTTCTGTCCCGAGCCACTCCCGTTCCCGAGGGTTTGCCTCCTCTTTCTTCCATGTTTCCCCCCATCTCCGGTTCAATGAGCCGGTGCCGGGCCAGATAGGCCCATTGTCCATTCAGCAGGTTTGTCTCCACCACACACCCTTTTGCAGATGAGGAATGGATGACGGTTGCCGGGCCGGTGACGAGGCCGACATGATGAACATCCTCTCCGCTGACTTTAAAGGCCAGCATCCCGGGAATCGGATTGTTCAGGTTTTCCTGCCGGCTCACCAGATCCCGTGAACGCCACAGGGAGTTGGTTCCTGCGATCTGATACTTTTTCTCCCCGCCCTGTGCTTTCCGAAGTATTGCCTTAATGAAATTGATGCAGTCATAGGTGGAGTAAGGTGTGCCCATCATGCTCCGTCCGACTGCAATTGCCTCTGCTGCCCGAATCATTCCCTTCACCTCCTGTAAACAACATTACCACGGCTCTTTCTGAACCTTCCGTATGATAAAATCCAGTCTTGACACCGTACCGGATGTAAACAACGACTCAATTGTTGTGATTCTGTCACTGGTGGAAAACACAATTCGTACATAGTCCTCCGTCAGGTTCACCTCCCAGATAAAAAAGAAAATACCGCCCGGCATCAGGATGTGATTATAAAAAACAAGCCTGTCCGTTCCCGCACGGGTTTCCACGTACATGGCCAGGTCTATATCACTCACGTGTTCATCGCTTGCACCATACATATGAACAGATCCGGCATAGGTGCAGTCAGGCTCAAATTCCGCTCCTTCCTCCGCATAGCTGACGGAATAGACGTCTTCCGCACGGTTATCACTCATTATGCGCACCACGCCAAACCGATCATATTCAGAAGGAATTCCCAGAGTCAGGGGCACATCACGGAGCGCCAGATCCCCATTGGCATCCACTACCAGGTAGCATTCCTCATTTTCCGCCCCCTGATGGATGTTCACCTTCCCGTTCAGCCGTTCCTTGATCTTCCCAAGAAACCGCGAAAGACCTGCAAAATTAAGATATCCCATTTTTCCTCCTCAATAAGCCTCACTGTGCCTATTCACTCACCGGCTCCACTGCCAGCTGACCGGACCGGACGGTGATCCGTACTCTGCTTCCGTCCGCCTCGCGGAGGATCAGGGCATCCGTCTCAAGCGATCCGGCCAGCCATTCATTGCCGTTCCAGTCCAGGGTCCGTCCGTTGGCCCTGGCACCTCCCTGGCCGATTCCCGCTACTTCCACAAATTCTTCCTGCGTATCCAGCAGATTGAAACGGCCAAAGACGACCTGGTCTTGTCCCGCCGCAACGGCTCCGTTTCCCAAAGCTGCTGCATTACGTCCACGGGCAACGGTCCCGTTTCCGAAGGCAGCCGTGCCGCTGCCGGATGCTTTTGTCCCGATGCCAACGGACACCGCTCCCCGTCCGGATGCCTCTGTTCCAGCTCCGGCAGAAAATGCATTTTCACCGCCGGCTGTACCGCTTCCGGCTGCAAATGACATCCACCCGCCTGCCTTGCCTGCATTCACGGCCATCGCCCCCTCACCATCCGCGCTGGCAAGGCCTGTCTGCTGAATCAGGCTGTTTCTGCCCTCCCCCATTGCCGCCGGCAAATGCGCCTGATAATACCCCAGCGTCACCAGATCATTCGGCATTTCCGGGATTCCATCCACTGTCAGGGCCGCGTTTTCCCTGCCAATCCAGAGGCTGTGGGCATCGCTGTCCGGGAGAACGACACCAAGAATGCCGCCCTTATAGAAGATCATTCCCTCTTCGCCCGTGTCTGCCTGGTTGTTGCAGGCCGGGATGCCCAGACCTGAATATTTGGTATTCCCGAACAGCATGCAGGGATCCTGCGCCGGATCATTTCCATAATGCCGGCGAAGAAATGTCCTGCTTTGCCCGTCGATGGACTGCACGATTCTATCCAGATCCAGTGCCTGCGACAGATCTTCCTCCGGCATGTTCACAAACAGGGTCTCCGTCCCTGTTCCCATGGGAATGCCTGTACCTGCCTCCACAGTCCCTTCATAGATCATCTCCCGTTCCTGACGGACGCCGAAAGCCGCTGATGTGGCCGGTTTTCCATCCGAATCGGTTATCATAATCCCACCCGGCATCAGCTTCGAGAAGAAATGCCGGATCTGTGCGCAGATTCGTTCCCACAGAACCCCCAGCCCGCTTTCATCCAGTACAGCCATCCTGTTCCTTCCCCCTCAGTCACGATCTGGTCCTACGGTTCCTCAATCGCCTCAGATTCCTCCCGGATGATCTGCAAAATGTCCTGCTCCGTCATCCCGGGTTCCGCAAGGATCTGCCAGTCCTCTCCGTTATAAATCCGCAGACCATTGTCCGCCCGGACCAGGGCCAGCTGTCCCAGCACAGCCTCCGGCAGCTCGTCCTCAGTATCCACCACGGCCGCGCCCATGGCCATGAGCATATCCACGGTCAGGTAGGTGTTGGCAGGGCCAAAGGCATTCAGCTTCGCCTTGTCCTCGGCACTCATGAGGCCGCTGTGTTCCTCCGTTGCCGGTACTGCCGGACCGGATGCGGTCACCGAATCGGCAATCGCTTCCAGTCCGGCCACAATCTTCTTTCCGGTCTTGTCCAGCAGGTTGAAATTATTGTCCCTGTAGTTGATCTTCTCCATCTCCGGCATCTGTCCGGTCATCACCCCGGCAATTCTGCGCAGCGCATTGACCATTTCCCGACCGGTGTCATCCAGCAGATTCTTATCGTTCCTGTCCATGTTCAGCCTCCCATGTGAACCTGATCTACTGCTCCGGCAAACAGCCGGTCGATTTCCGTATCCGTAATGGGATCCATGTCCATGCCGACCCACTCAGCATCCAGTATACGCAGGATTTCCACTTCTGCCTGAATCCGGTGTACCTTGCCGGCATCTGTCAGGAGCCGGATACCGGAAGCCGAGAAAATCAGACAGAATGGCTCCCCGGTGCTGTCTGCCCGATTTCCGGTTTCAAAATACCGGTTTCCGGCACGAATACAGATCAGGATCCCGGCTGCGTTATATTCCGGCTGCAGGGGCAGGGTAAACTGCTGCCCGTCAAACTCCGTCCGCAGTTCCCCCTCCTCCGGCACCAGCGACGCATCCCCGTTCGGATTGGCCGTTCCGGTGCCGTCTGTCACCAGTGCCTGAAGAGGAATCACCATAAAGCGTGTTCTGCCAAACGGACGATTCTGAATGAATGCCGGACTTTCTGCCGCGGATTCCTCCCAGTCACTCTGTACGCCTGCCGGCGCCCATGTCCCGTCTGAACGCAGATAGGTCTCCGGTGCTGCCTCCTGTCCATCCGGAACAAGGCCAGGACCGGAACCATCATACTGGCCATCCAGAATCAGACGGTCCGCATCCGTCAGGCTGTTCTGACTCAGTCCCATCCCCGGAACCGCATCCACCTTTTCACCAAGCTGCTCAAGGAGCCAGCGGACCAGTACCCGCAGTCCGTTTTCATCCAACTGCATGTTCCGCCTCCTCTCTTACCGATACCGGGTCTTTCGGCACCGGTTCTTCACATTGCACTATCTCCAAAAAGGGAACGGGAGACGGCAGTGCCGTCTCCCGTCTGGGTTTCAGGGCCTGTCAGCTGCAATGGCAGGATTCACCCGGAATGCCGCCTTCACAAACTGTCACGCCTACTTACACAAAGAGGCTGTCGATCTCCTCATTGGAAATGGACTCAAGCGCAAAGAGCTCACCCAGCGGATCCCACTTCGTTCCGTCCCAGGCGTAGTTGATCCCCCGCTCCTGCACATCATAGACATCGCCGACCGTGTTTCCGCTTGCCGGCAGAGCCGCCACCGTGGCCACGCTGCCCTTATAGCGGTACACATTGGTGATATCGCTCTTCAGGGCATAATCCTCCGCATTCCCGAAAGCATCCAGTTTGGCCTTGTCCGTGGAGCTCATGAGGCCGGCTGCCGAAGATGTGGCCGCGCTGTACTCCGTGTTGGCCGGATCTGCCCAGGTGCCATCCGCACGCAGGAATTTTCCCTGGTCGCCCATGGCTGCGCCCGGAACCAGACCGGCTGTTCCGGCCGCACTGGCGCTGGCAGCACCCATTCCCGGTACGGAGAGCGTGCCATCTGACACGTTCAGACCGGACCCGACACGCACACCGCCCAGATCCTGCTGGGTTGCCGCCGGCAGCGTGTAGTTGTTGGCGCCCGTGGCCACGCCGTCCAGCTTGGCCTTGTCCTCCGCGCTCATGAGACCTGCGCTGGAATTCGTTGCGTCATTATAGGTGGTATCCTGTGCCGGAATCCCGAGGCCGGTGATGTCCGCTTTCACCACCTCAACCGCACTGCTCACATGGCCAGACTCATCCACGGTGACCTTGTAAAGGCCGGATGCGTGGGCGGTATGCGTCGGATGCTGGTACAGGTTTGCGCCAGCCTCAATGCCTGCCAGCTTGGCCGCCTGTTCCGTGGTCATGAGGGTGCCGCCATTGGCATCTGCCGTGGCCAGCTTGTCTACCAGGCCCTTTGCCGCCGCATCATAATCATTGGTGGAAAGCCCCTTGCCTTCCACCTTGTCGACCTTTCCGCTCAGCAGTCCGGTCAGTTTGGAAAGTACACGTCCCAGTCCGGTAAAATCAAGATATTTCGACATGGTTTCTCCTTTTCCGGGCCTCCTGCATTGTCTCTGACAGCCTGAGGCCCCGCCCCGGGCATTGCCCGATGCAGCATCTGCTGCGGTTACTTGTCCGGCAAAGCCCATATGCCGCTCTGCCTTCTATGGTAAAAGCCCTGCGCAAGGCTTTTTCCCCGATTTACGTCCAGTCCTGAAGGGCGGTCAGGCGCTCGATTGTTTCGCGGTCCATGACGGTCAGTTCCGGCACCGGGACCTGAACATTTCCCGAATCATCCGGCCCCAGGCCGTTCACCGTACTCACATTGCCGGTTCCGGGCAGTCCTCTTGGAAGTCCCAGGTTCAGAATGGGATGTTCCGGCGTGCCCTCAATACGGATAAACGCGGACTCATCTGAATCCAGCGTCGTCACCGTCCCAATCTCCACCTCTGGCACCGCACCCGTCCTGCCCGCAGGAATCACAAAATGGAAACACATGCCCGACTCAACCCGGTTCAGCGTTCCCTCTGCCTCACCGCCGGGTTTCCCGGTTTCAACCTCGACCGATACATGCTGCCAGGCTTCCGTTTCTTCAATAGCCGTTCTGGCATTCCGGAGTGCGGTACTGGCCGCCTCAAGGGCATTGGATGATTCCGTTACTCTGGATGCTTCAGCTGCCTGCCGGTCCTGCTCGGCCATGGTCCGTTCCTGTTCCGCTGCAGTTCTCGTCTCTTCCTGTTCCTGCCGGGACTGTTCTGAAAGGGTTCTGGCCTGTTCTGCAACTGCTCGGGCAGTTTCGGCAATATCCCGTTCTCCCTCAGCTGCATCTCTGGCCAGCTCAGCTTCACAGCGCGCCTGCTCTGCACTGGCCCGGGATTGTTCTGCTGCAGCACGAGCCGTTTCTGATGCCTCTATCCGGTCATCCCGTTCCGCCCTTCCCTGTTCAGCCAGGGTCCTGGCCTGCTCGGCCTGGCTCCGCACCTGTTCCGCATCTCCGCGGTCCTTTTCCTGCTGAACCCGTTCCAGTTCTGCATTCTTTCGGGCACTTTCTGCTTCCGCACGGTCTGTCTCCGCTTCTTTCCGCTGTTGCTCGGATTCCGACCGGTTCTGCTCTGCCTGAAGGCGTACCTGCTCGGCAGTAGCTCTGACCTGTTCCTGGTTTTCCCGCTCCGTTTCATTCTCCCGGATTTGCTGTTCCAGTTCGGATCGGATCCGTTCCTGTTCGGCCCGAAGCGTTTCAGCCTCGCAGCGCCCGGCCTCGGCCCTGTCCCGTTCCGCTTCGGCAGATGCCCGGGCCAGTTCTGCATCTTTTCTTTCAGACTCAGAAAAGAGACGGGCCGTTTCCGACTCGTCTCTTGTGTGTTCGTTATTGATTCGTTCTGTCTCTGCCTGTTCCCGGGCAGATTCTGCCTGCACCCGGCTCGTTTCTGAACTTTTCCGTTCCGCCTCCGCCTGCCGGCGTTCCTGCTCAGACAATGCCCTGGCAGTTTCCGCTTCTTTCCGGGCTGCTTCTGATTCTGCCAGAATCCGGTCTGTTTCCAGGCGTTCCTGTTCGCGTTCATCCCGGATTCTAGTGGCTGCGATTCTTTCCTGCTCAGCCTCTGTCCTCACAGATTCGGCGTCTGCCCGATTCTGCTCCGCTGAGATTCGGGTCTGTTCTGCACTCGCTCTGTCCGCTTCTGCCTGGTTCCGCTCATTCTCCGATTCTGTCCGGTTTTGCTCGGACACTGCACGTGCTTCTTCCGCTTCCTGACGAATCTGTTCTGCACGATTTCGATTGTTCTCCGCAGACTGCCTTTCCAATTCCGCCGAGGCTCGTGCCGCCTCTGCCTGTACCCGCGCAGCTTCTGCCGCGGCCAGAATCTCATCTGTCCGGATTCGCTCCGCCTCGCGTTCATCCCTTGCCAGGGCGGAGGCAATTCTTTCCTGTTCTGCCGCTGTCCTGGCAGATTCCGCTTCAGAGCGATTCTGTTCCGCTGCAATCCGGATCTGTTCTGTACTCGCCCTGTCCGATTCTGCCTGGTTCCGCTCATTCTCCGATTCAGTCCGGATCTGCTCGGACACTGCACGTGCTTCTTCCGTTTCCTGACGAATCTGTTCTGCACGATTTCGATTGCTCTCCGCAGACTGTCTTTCCAATTCCGCCGAGGCTCGTGCCGCCTCTGCCTGTACCCGCGCAGCTTCTGCCACAGACAAAATCTCATCTGTCCGGATTCGCTCCACCTCACGTTCATCTCTTGCCAGGGCGGAGGCAATTCTTTCCTGTTCCCCCTTAATTCTCACGGATTCCGCTTTTGCGCGATTCTGCTCCGCCACCGTTCGGGCCTGTTCCGCACTCGTTCTGTCCGCTTCTGCCTGATTCCGTTCACTCTCTGAAGCGGTTCGGGCCTGCTCAGACACCGCGCGTGCTTCTTCTGCCGCCCGGCGGCTTTGTTCAGCCCTGTTCCGTTCTCTCTCCGCGGACTGACGTTCCTGCTCGGCATCCTGTCTCTCGGTTTCCGCTGCTTTTCTTCTCTGTTCACTCTCATCCAGCACCTGATCCCACCGGATGCGTTCCTGCTCGCGGCTCTCGCGGATCTCCTCTGACTCTTTTCGTGCCTGCTCTGCATTAACCCTTTCCTGCTCCGAACTGTGCCGGGCCTGTTCCGCATTCTGTCTGCTTTGTTCATTTTGAATCCGAACCGATTCAGACTCATTGCGACCATTTTCTGCAGCGGTTCGGGCATTTTCCTGGGTATTTCGGGCATTTTCTGCCGTACTCCGTGCATTTTCCTGGGTTTTCCGGATATTTTCCGCACTCTGACGGTCATTTTCTGCCTGTGCTCTTGCCTGTTCAGCCCGGTCCCGGGCGGATTCGGCTTCGTTTCTCCCGGTCTCTGCCTCTGTACGTAACTGTTCTGCCTGCTTTCTTGCACTTTCGGCGGCTGACCGAAGCTGCTCTGCATCCACGCGCCCCTGCTCAGAGGCGAGAATCGCCCCAAGGCTTTCCCGCACTTCCTGTGCCGCTGATTCTGCACCCGCCTTTGCTTCTCCCATCGTTGAAAGAAGAAAGAGAAGTTCCGTCATGGATGGAATTGCACTCTGCGGATCCAGAAGCGGCATCTGGGGATCATATGGCGGATGAACCAGAAGATGCATCCGTGCCGCGCTCAGGCAGGATCCATCTGAGCGGAGGATCAGGAGTGTCAGGGTCACCGTCCCAGGCAATTCCAGACATTCTCTGGTCAGTTCCGCTTCAGCCCATTCGCCTGATGCCGTTCCACGCAGAAGAACGGAGCTGCCATCCTGCCGGAGACAGTACAGCCAGACAGATGCGCCCGAGAGAGACAGAACGGTTCCGTTTTGAACCGTCCTTACCCGGACACGGTGTGCCCGGTGATCTCCGCTGACGGCCAGTGTTTCCCAGATCGCCGGCTCCTGCGGCCGGTCCAGATACACGGTTGTTTCAAAAGTATGCATTTTTCTCCTCATGAACTGGTTGGTCTATCGGCTTTGCAGCTTTGTTGCTTTTCAAAGTCATCCTACGGACACTGCGTGTCCGGCCCACTAATAATTTCCTCCTGCCCAGCTGGTCACAAAGGTCTGCACAAAGAGATTGGCCTCTATGCGGGTCAATTTGTCCGGTGTCAGGGTGATTTCATGCCAGGTGCCCCGCGAGATCCGTCCGCCGGACATCTGCATGTACGGAACAACGTCGATTTCAGCCAATGGCCGCCCGTTGGCGTCCAGCACGGCTGAATCCGGGAGTGGCTGACCATCCACCGCCACCTGCACCAATGTTGCCTGTCCTCCCTCATAGATCCCGTAGACAATGCCGTGCTTATGCGACGGCAGGGAAAATCCATGGGTATGCGCCGGCAGCTGCACGGTATGGGAATGAGCCGGAACAGACACGCTGTGGGTATGGGCAGGTACAGAGACCGTATGGGTATGATCTTCCAGTTTTACCTCAAGGCTTGGAATCGTTACTGCTACACGTACATTGTGGGTATGCGGGAACCGGTGCTGATGCTGCATCGTGTGCTTATGGCTGCCCAGGGAATGACTGTGGGCATCCAGCGTATGCCAGTGTCCCATTGGGTGGGTGTGGCTCCCCAGGCTGTGTGTATGGCCGCCCAGGGTATGCCAGTGCCCCATGCTGTGGCTGTGACCGCCCAGAGAATGTGTATGCCCGCTCAGGGTATGCCAGTGCCCCATACTGTGACTGTGGCTGCCGCCGCTGTCCGTACTGCCACCGGGGCTGCTGCTGCCGGTATTCCCGGCAATGGATACCGTCTTGCTGTAGTTGGTGGACATGCCGCCCGTCTGCTTGCCGGTTCCCGAAACGTAGTGCGTGTGCCCGATGGCCAGTGAGGCGGAATCGCTGAAATAGTGGTGGTGGCTGTCCGTGCTGACCGAGTGACTGTGACTGCCGCTGCTGCCGGTCGAGGTCATCGTCCCGCTGCTGTTCCGGGCGGCACCGGTAGAAAGTTCACCGCTGTCCCCGGTATTCCCGGAGGCGCCGCCTGTGGCGGTCATGACGCCGTTTCCGTTCCGTGCGGCGCCGGTGGTCAGCTCGCCGCAGTCACCGGTATTCCCGGAGGCGGCACCCGTGGCCGTCATGACGCCGTTTCCGTTTCGGGCCGCACCGGTGTTCAGTTCTCCCGCGCTCCCCGTATTCCCCGAGGCCGCACCGGTTTCATTCATGTACTGGCCCAGTGCATCCACTGACCCGCCGGTGATATCCCCGGCACTGCCCTCCTGCATGGGTGCGCTGGTGGCAATCGTCTCCACCACGGTCCGCTGTGCCGTGGTGCCTTTGGAGACACTGGCGCCGGAACTGGTCCGGGTGCTTTCTCCTCCGGCTGAACTGGTCTGGGTTCCGCCGCCGCCCGAGGAACTGGTCTGGGTCGATTCCCCACCGGCTGAGGTGGTCCGGCTGTCACTGCCGCCCGACTCCGCGCCGGTGGAATAGGCCCGGAACGGAGACAGCGTAAATGACAGCAGAACACGGTTAATCTTCCGGCAGCTTTCGGGGACATAGAACCGGAGGCGGGCCGGATGCCATTCATCTGCATTGTCCATGATCTGCAGCGGAAACAGATTGGTTGCTCCCTGGGCATACTGGACATGGATGGCGCTCTGCTGCGCAATCCTTTCCAGCATGCTGGATACCGTTTCTGTCCGGCTGGCCAGTGTCACCTGTGCCTCCAGAGGCCGCCGCTCCGCATCCTCTTTCCGGAACTCGATGATGGTGGTGCACACGTCGATGTCCATCCCGGGATCCACGATCCGGATGATCCGGCCCTCTTCCAGGCGGTCCCAGTCAAGGCCGGTCCGCCGGAACAGGTCCAGGGCGGAGATGGTATAGCTGACCTGGGGTTCCTCCAGTGCCTGCAGATACGCCTTTCCCTTTTCATACAGGACATCCGGATTGCTGATGCTGGTATCGATGAGATGCCGGGCAATGACCCCGTATTTGCTGATATTGGGCGAGTCGATATAGGGAAGCCCGGAAATATTGTCTTTAGCGTCCGTGATACCGGTCTGATTGACCCCCTCACCGCTCCCGAGACAGTAGAGCCGGGTGCAGAGGCCGGAGATGTCCCGCCCCCGGCGAATGCCCTGCTCATTGCGGCCGTACCGCAGTTCACATGTCGGTTCACTGCCGCCCCGCAGAAGATGCAGGGTAAAGGGCACGGTATCCGTGTCATACACGAAATGGTACGGCTCACTGAAACAGGCGGGAATGGAGAAGATGGCACTCAGCACATCCTCATTCTCCCAGGCATACTGGAATTCGTAGTGAAAATCACATTGCCCCAACTGCCATCTCCTTGTGCTCTGAAACTCCAGCAGCCGGCGGATCACGGCATCTGTCGTGATCCCGCTGCCGCCCAGTTCCAGATAGCCGTGAATCCGGTCATCCAGGAGAAAAGCCAGAACATGCTCGAGGGTATAGCTGTGGACGCTCTCGTGGTCCCGCAGTTCTGTTTCCGGCTCTCCGGAAATCCGGTACTTGCCGGCAGACCGGGAGCCGTCCGGGATGTCCACAATGGTGTGCACCCCCTGACAGAGGCTGTTTTCCTCATCCCGGACCGGGAGCGAGAAGCCCGCCTGCCAGAGGTCATTGAAGACATGGGTGAAACTCACGTTCATGGCCCGGTCCAGCGTCCCGAGGAAGTTCATGTTCCGATCATATACCCGTGGTTTCACCTGCGCATTCCCTCCATGCTGCTCTGCTTTTTCCGTTCCCTGCCGGACTTTGCCTGTCCGGACTTTGCCGGGAAAATGCCTGTCGCTGGTCCGTCCGGACCGGGAAGACATAAAAAAATCCGGATGTAACTCCGGATTTGCTGATTCTATTATATCGCCTACGAATCGGATTGCATAGATATCTGAACCGTCTACTTTTAGCCTACTTTTGAGACACCGTATCCTCTCTGAACCGGATTACAGCATCTTCATCATCCAGGAGCCATCCTCCAGCTGCCTGAACGCAAATCGTGCAATCCTGTTCCCCGGCAGATTCATCTCAACCATATACCATTTCACTTTTACCCCGTTCTCGTACCTGTAAATGGTCTGAACGGCCCCGCGAAGATCGGCATTGAGACGGTCAATGAGGTGTTTTGTCTCCTCACTTAGGAGTACCGAAAAAAATAGCGGTGGAGCAAGATCAAGTCACTGCGGATAAAGGAGTCGCAGGGAATAACCACAGATGAAGAAAAAGGCTTCTGTCCCTGCCGCTCATAATACCATCCCGGAGCAGGGACAGGAAGGCTTTCAGGAACTCGTCGAATTACTTTTCCCCGCTGCTGTTCTCAGTCGGTTCATCCCAGCGTTCTTTTACGGCCTTTTCTGCTTCTTTCTCATCAAGCTTGAACATTGTCATGATCTTCTTCACCGTATTAGCAAAAGAAAAGCCAACCTCCTTATACGTTCTAACAGCTCCAGTTATCTCCCCCTTGATCTCCCCCTTGATCTCCCCTGCCATCTCCCGGCGTCTTCCATAAGCTTCAATTCCATAACACACGTTAACTCCTCCTTCCGGGGTTCGATACTCCTTTTTAAATTGTTCCAATTGCTTCGAATGGGTAATTTCGATCAGTGCATCAATCGTTTGTTCAGGAAGATTGTTAAAGCGCTCCTTATTTTCCCTTATAAACTCTACAAAGTCATCAGAATTTTCATGTATCAAGAATTCAAAGAATGGCTTTAATACCGGGGAATACGTATCCAGCTTTTCCTTCGGCATATGCCTCACATCCAGCAGGTACATAGGCATGTCATCTGCAAAGCCGGTAAATGGAGTCTCTTTGAAGAGATCTGAAAGCTTTTTCGGGTACTCCCATTCCTCTTCACCATAATAAATCACAAGTGTAATTACCGGTGTCAGTTTATCATCCCGATAGAATCCGCTCAGGATTTCCTCTGCAGACAATTCCCTTTCTTCGATTTTTTCGCCCTTCTCCCTGGCTTCCCGAACTGCTTTTCTTTCTGCCTCATGCTTCTTTCTTATTTCTTCAACCTGACGCGCCACATTAATAAAGTTTAGCTCCCAGACACGAAAAGGCTGGAGATAGTTAATGCGCGTCTGATTCTCTATCCCAAGAATGACCAGCCATGCACCTCCGGATGTTAAGGATTTCACAACATCTCTGGTTTGCTTGAGGGTTGTCGTAGTCCCATCCTTAAGCCGAAGTATGGTGGTTTCTGCTAAATTTACATCTTCGAGCTCATTGGGATTGATGAGCTGTCCATTAAAAACCGCTTTGTTAAAAACTTCAGCAAAATTCCGGTTGTCACGCCAGAACAAATCCATTTGTGCATCTATTGGCTGTCCCTGACCAGGGATCTTCCCTTTAGCCGGTTTTTTTGCCATCCTCAGCCGCCTCCTCTGACCTCAACTTTGACATTCAACGTAAATGGCTTTTCCTGAGACCTGAATTTAACAATCTGGTGCTGTAAAACAAGAACAACTCTTTTGTGAATTTCAAGGCTGGCCTTTTGTTGATACGACTTGTCCTGGGCTGGCTTTGACAAACTGTCCTGCGTGACAAAGCCTCTCTTTTCACAGATTCTGAAACAGAGTTGCCTTCCTCACTCATTCATGTGTATTTTAAGTCTCCAACTCCATAAAGTCAAGAATTCGGCATTTCCGGCTCATAGAGCATCTCCTCTTCACCAGTCAAAGCGCCTGCCCTTGCGGCCTTAATGAGAGGGTTGACGCAGTAACAATTGCCTCGGAATCAGTATTTATGTGCCGATTGTCACAGTTTCCTTGTCGAACCGGATTCATTTCTGCCGCCATAAGATCGCGGTCTGTGATGACAGACTGTTTCAACGGATGCGCAGCCGGCGATGATTTCAAGTCAGTTTATCCCGAATCGTCTGTTTCCTGAACGGCACCCGTCAGACCCATCTCGGGCAGCATCGGGCGGTGATTTCAAGATCTGCATCTGCATTCATCAAAAGTGTCACACAAAGATCTTCAGTCGGCATGACGGGATAGTCTCCGGAAAGTACATAAATACCCGCCGGTTTTCCGTTCAGAAATACGACCCGTTCAGTACCCATGATCCGCAGGATATCACCGGTGTTCATCTGAAAGTTCCTGTCTCCCATGACAAACGGCTCGGCCATTCCCGTGCAGTTCACACTTACCCGCCCTACGCTTCCCTTTTTTCCCCGGATGAGCAAATCTACCGGAACCGGATAGCCCGTGCCATCCGGAAAGAGATCCGTAAGATCCAGCGTACACGGAACATTCGCTTTCATGGAAATCTGCACAGTTCTCGACACTTCCTGTCCAATGCCCACAGGCTGCAGGACAAACTGCACCCGAATCCGTCCGTTGTGCCACTCCTGCCGGTCGAACTCGGCCGAAACGAACTCCGCCTGCCAGGAAATGTCCGGCTCCGCGTCCCAGATCAGAGGGGCCCGTCCGTTCATCAGGAGCCAGGTGGACAGTTTCCGGAGCCGACGGATGATTTCCGCCTGTTGGATAGGACCGTCCGGTTCCGTTGCCTTTCTCATCAGGTACAGGGTCCCCGAGATGGTCTTTTCCTCCGGTTCCGGCACTTCCTCGTACCGGATGGTTCCCGGCAGTCCCGGTATAGACAGTTTGTACGGCGTAACGGCCGGCACCGGATTTGCCCGGTCCAGGAGAAAGATGCAGCCCATATCCCGGGTGACGTGCCGTCCGGCAAATGTGAATCCGTCCGTATCCGGATCTGACTTGCCCGCATTTCTGCAGATGAACGTGACGCTGACGCCCGCGCTTATGCCCCGATACTCCGGTGCCGAAATCCCGGTACACTCTGCCAGACAGACTCGGCCACTGTCCGTCTCCAGTTCCGCCGTTCCGGAATCCAGCAGCCATCTGCGAAGCCGTTCCAGTGTAATCGTCACCTCAGCGCGGGATCTGCCCAGAATCAGCATCTCACAGACAACAGAATGCGTTTTATAGGTCCGCAGGGAAGCCAGCACATGCCCATTCCTTGAAATGTGCTGTACCTCCATGCTGCGGTCCGGCCGGTCACTGACACGGAGCACCCGGATGCGCCCCAGCTGGGACGGATCAATCCGATTAAATCTGAACATGCTTCTCCCCCTCATTTTCTCACGTTTTCTCTGTCAGGTCAGTACACCTGCCGCGCTCCTTCCCCGCAATGTCAGCCTGGTCTTTGCTGAGATCGTCCGGCTGACGGGTTCCGCGACACGTTCGCCAACCCGGACGCCATCCAGGTACAGATCCCCGCCCAGCGCGCCGGATGAGATCAGGCGATCCGCCAAAATTTCTGCGATTTCCGCCGCATCTGCCCGGTCCATCTGCATCTGCGCCGGTGCCCCGTATTCGGCCGCATGTCCTTCCATCCGGATCGGAACCGCATTTCTTGTCAGATCCGGAATCGTGGCCATGTCTGTCATGGTCTTCACCGCCCGCTGCACGGATTCCCCGGCAGACCGGACCATCTCCCCGCCGGACAGCCCCAGTGCAACGCCCTCATCCATATACTGGCCAATCTCCATCGTCACCCGGGAGGGTGACTTTATTTTGAGCGTATTCTTCATGGCAGATACGGCAGACGAGGCCGCAGTGCTGGCCGCACTGGCAACGCTCCCGGCCATGGACTGAATGCCGGACTTCATGCCGCTCATGAAGTTCCGTCCAATCTCGCTGCCTGTGCCGCTGCCAAGTCCGGACCTTGCCGCAGAGGCGATCCGGTCAGCGATTGAGGAAGCCAGCGCAGTTGCCGAGCTTCCTCCGCTTTCAAGCGCCGCCTGCAGTCCATCCATGGCACTGCGCATGCTCTGCGGCAATGTCTGTTCCAGTGGAGAAAAGGTGGAAATCAGACCGGTGACCAGGTTCTGCATGGCCATCCGGACCAGTGATACACCGTTTTCAAACGCCTGGTGCACACTTTGCATCATCCGGTCCGTGTCCTGGCGAAGTGTGTCTGCCAGCGGCACATAGAGGGAATGCAGCGTCGTTACGGCCAATTCCATATCACTTTTGAGCTTTTCCAGTCCCAGATGGAAACGCTCCTGAAGCTGATCCATCTGTGTCCCGGTTTGTGTGAGAAGACTGTCCCCGCCGGTCTGGGCAATCTGAGTCATTGCGGCAATCTGTCCGGTCAGGTTTTCAGCCAGCACTGTGCCGCCCTCTGTAATGGCTGTATCCATGCCGGAGAGTTCCGCCTGGAGGATGGCAATCAGCTTCCCGGAAAGCTGGCCAAAACCTTTTACCAGTTCACCAGCCAGTGCTCCCGTATCCATGTGTAGCTGCGGTACTTGCTCTATTCCTCCGGCACTGCTCACGGTTACCTGGGGATTCATCACGGAAAGGCGCTCGGTCAGAGACTGTATCTTTTCCTCAATCGCTGCAGTACCCTTTTCCAGCTCCTCCAGGATCGCGTCCATAGCGCTTTTCATGCCCTGCCGAAGCTGGTCTGCCACAGGAAGAAATCCGGTGCCAATTGCCTCAGTCAGTGCCTTTACTGCGGCTTCCACATCTCCGATTCGGGCTGAGATCTCCGGTGCAATCGCCCCGCCGATCCCGCTGCCAGCCGCTTTGGCATTGGCTTCCGCGGCAGAAAACTGAGACGGATCCGTGGCTCTGGCAGTTTCTGCACTGAGCTGTTCCTTTCCTTCTGCCACTGCCTGTGCAGCACTGTCCATCACCTGACGGCCCAGGCTTTCGCCGCCGGCCGCCGCGGCCTCACCCGCTGCCAGGGTCATGGCCTCCGCGACAGCGGATCCATCCAGGGTCGTTTCTGCCAGTGCTTCATTGACACCGGCGGTATAACTGTCACCGGTTTCCCGGCCAAGCCCCACAGCCAGGGCATCTGCCTCTGCGCTGAGAGCGGACAAGGCCGCGTTCAGGCCTTCCGAGGCGGCGGATCCGGACATGTTCCAGTCACCACCGCCCAGTGCCTCGGCAATAGTTGCCGGCACCTGCAGTCCCAGCTGACGGCACATCTCCAGGGTCACATCCGTACCCTCGTCAATCCCCCGATACAGTTCCTGCATAAGCTGCACGGCTTCCGTATACAGCTCCAAATCCTGATTGAGAACGGACTGGCCGAATCCGGAGAAGATCAGGGCCGCGGCTGCCTGAATCCGTTCCTTCCCCTCCAGCATGCCCTTTTCCAGACGCTCGGACAGTACCAGAACGGACGGCGCCACATCCAGGATGCCGGCCTGCTCTTCAAATCCAGCCTGCACCAGGGTCACCCAGGCCCGGGCCTGCTCGGTCACGGTCGCCTGCGAACTGCCCACCAGATTGGCCAGTGCCTTTCCGGTAAACTTCTTCCCGTCAATGGTAAATACCCGGGATTCCATCTCCCGGGACATCTCATCCATTTCAATGCCGAACCAGGACAGGACCGCTGCCTTGACCCCGATGAATACCTCACGGAGAAACCCTTCCATGCCGTCCTTGAGCGCCGCAAAAGCCCCGATAATGCCCTTCACCAGGTTTGCCCCGATCTCCATTCCGGCCGGAACCCAGTCAAACCGGAGGATACTCTCCACCAGCATGCCGGCCACTGTTCCGGCGCTGGTCATGGCACTGGTGACCCCGTTCAGAAAGAGTTCATACAGCTTCTTTCCGGCATCCAGGATGGTCGCATCCCCGGTGTCCCCCAGGACCAGACCGGTGATGAAATCGCCGGCCGCCTGTGCTGCCCGCTGCATGCCGGACAGCAGTGACTGAAACAAAGCAGACCCGATCTTCTCCCAGGAAGCGGTGCCCTCATCCCCAAGATCCAGGAGACGGGTCAGCAGTCCCTGCAAACCTTCCATTCCGGCCGACAACGCTTCCGCAATCCGGGCCCCCAGTCCTTTGAACACCGAAAGGGATTCATCTCCGTTTGTCAGGATCTCTGCCAGTGCCTTTTTCGCCCCATCCAGACCGCTCTCAATGCTTTCCCAGATGCGCCTGCCCAGATCCTCATAGCTCTCCAGCCCGTCCCCCAGTAGCAGCCCCTCCAGAAAAGCAGAGGCAGCCTCAAAGCCGCTCTGGATCTTCTCCCAGACGCTGCTGCCCAGGTCTGCCCAGTCCACGGATCCATCCAGACCCAGGGCCGTCACCAGCACCTGGCTGGCAAATGTAAAGCCGCTCTGGATCATTTCAGAGACCATCCGGCCCCGTTCCCGCCAGTCCGTCTCTTCCCCGAAGATGAAGGATTCGAGAATTCCCTTTCGCAGCGCAAATCCATCCCGGATCTGCTCCGCAAGCTTCGTCCCCAGGGTGGTCAGATCCGGTTCCGCGTCACCAAACAGCAGTCCACTGAGAAAACTCCCCAGGCTCGTGATTCCCGTTCGCAGAGCCAGGCCGATCTGCTTGCCCATGTCCTCCCAGCCCTGTCCGTTTTCCCCCTTGAACAGGTCCTGCAGGACACTGCCGAGATCCCTCAGGCCACTCTGGAGCTTTTCCCGGATTTCCGCACCCAGCGCCTGCCAGTCTGTTTCCCGGAACGCATCCAGGACAGAGGAAAGTGCACCGCCGGCTGCTTCCATCCCGGTCCGGATTCCTTCCATAACCTTCTGTCCCAGCTCTTCCCAGTTCTCCGAATCCGTTCCGCCAAGGATAAGGCCGGTGAGGAAGTCGGTGGCCACCGTGAAGCCGGAACGAATCCGCTCCCAGATCATCTTTCCGGCTTCCTGCCATGTGGTTCCGGATAGGGCCGGACCCAGGATGAGTCCGGTGAGGAAATCCGTGAATCCCTCAAAGCCGGACCGGATTTTGCTGCCAATGGTCTTTCCCAGCTCCTGCCAGCTCATGTCCTGAAGATCTCCGAACAGCAGTTCACCCAGACCACCCGCAATGGAGGTAAACCCGTCCCGGATCCAGCCGGACAATTTGGCACCCAGTGTGCGCATATCCGTTTCACTGAATGTTTCCCCGAAGAGAATTTCGGAAAGGCTTTTCCCCAGATCTCCCAGTTTCTCTCTCAGGGTCTCCCCGAGTGCAGACAGATCGATTTCCGACAGGAATTCCCGGAAGCTCTCTCCCAGTGTCCGGAGATTGCCCATCATGGACCGGGCAGCTTCTTCAAGCATGGAGCCGATCCCTTCCCAGTCGGTTTCCGCAAAGGCATTGGAGAAGGCCTCACGCAAACTACCCAGTGCCGAACTGATCCGTTCCGGATCGGTAAAGGCGGTCAGGATGGAACTGAGCATCTGTGCAGCATCTGACAGGACCTTGGGCAGTGCCTGCGCCATTCCCTTTGCCAGACCCAGGAGAACCGAGACGCCCATGTCCAAGATCCCGTCCATGTTTTTTGTGATGGCCGTTCCCACGGAGCTGATGAGGGTCAACACCGTTTCGGTCAGCTCCGGCAGCAGCGCAGAAGCCGCCTCACTCAGAGCTGAAAGCATCCCGGGCATGGCCATGGAGATCGTGGTCATGTAGGACTGTGCCTCGACCGAAAAGCGCGCAAGCCGTTCCGCACCCTTGCTGCTCAGATCCCGGATGGCAGTCTCGATCTTCCCGGCACCCCGTTTCACATACCGGCCTGATTCATCCATGGCCGGACCCGCCGCTGTGGCAAAATCCAGAAAGGTGAGAGCAAAGACGCCGAGACCGGCGGTCAGGGCACCCATGGGTGTCACCAGTCCTGTCAGGAATGGAAGCAAAATGCCAAATCCCTTCACCGCCGGCCCGATGGCCGCCGTGATACCCAGAAACGCCGCTGTCGCTTTCTGCACAAAAGGTTCCGCATTCCGGAAACTGTTCACCAGATCCGTCAGGCCCTTGACCGCTGAAATAATGGCTCCTTCTGCATACGAAAAGAGCGTAATCTGCAGTCCTTCCACCGCGGATTTGAAGATGGTGATGGCGCCGGCCGCATTATCCAATCGGACATTTGCCATTTCCTCGGTGGCATTGCTGCAACTGTCAATGGCTCCCTGCAGAGAATGTACATCTTCCTCCGCGGAATTAAGCACGGCCAGGAATCCGGACATGCCTGTAGTACCGGCAATAGCCGAAGCAAAGGCTGCTTTCTGCGTTTCCGTCATGGACTGGCTGGCAGCATGAAGTTCGCCCATGACCGTCGACAGCGACTTCATGTTTCCCTCGGTATCCGTCAGGCTGATGCCGTACTCTGCCATGGCTGCTTTGGCCGCCTTGGGCGGATCTGCCAGGCGTTTAAACAGAGAACGAAGCGTAGTGCCTGCCTGGCTGGCTTTGATTCCCTGATTGGCCATGAGGCCAAGAGTCATGGCCACATCCTCGACGCTGTACCCCAGGGCACCCGCCAGCGGCGCCGCAAACTTAAAGGACTGCCCCAGCATTTCCACATTCGTATTGGAGCTGGTGGCCGTGGCCGCCAGGACATCTGTAAAGTGCCGGACATTGGAAATGCCGGTGTCCACTGCCTCGCCATCCCGGATCACCTTCCAGGTTTCATCTGCCCGATAGCCAAGGGCCGTCATGGCATCTGTCACAATATCCGAGGTACTGGCCAGATCCGCACCGGATGCCGCGGCCAGATCCATTACCGGACGAAGACCGGCCAGCATATCCTCGGTCTGCCAGCCGGCCATGGCCATGTACTGCAATGCCTCGCCGGCTTGTGTGGCGGTGAAGCTGGTTTCAGAGCCTGCGTCAATGGCCGCCTGGCGAAGAGCGTTCAGGCTGTCTCCACTGGCACCGGAGATTGCCTCCACCGTCGACATCTGCGAGGAGAAGCTGAGGCCGGCCTCCAGGGCACTTTTCCCAAGGCTGGCCAGAGGAGCGGTAAGGGTGCGTTCCAGCATGGCGCCGGCCGACATGGCAGCTGCGCCGATTTTGGCCAGGTCATCTTCAATGCCCACAATCGCTTTGGCGAATCCGTCCGTATCCAGCGAAAATGTCGCAAAGAGCTCCCCTACCTGCACGTTTCATCCCTCCTTTTTTCAGAATTCAAAGTTGTCATTTACAGTCTTTTACGAAGAACCGGAAGCTGGATGTTCCTTGACTTTTCAGCAACTGTGGAATAGAATGATAGAGAAGTTGAGGAGGAGATGATTGAGGATGACAAAACCAATTGAAGAATTAACCATCATGAATGATTTTCTCTTTGGCGTGATCATGAGACAGGAACAATTCTGTAAGCCTTTGCTGGAGTACATCCTCAAAGTAAAAATTCGAAAAATCGTGTACATACGTGAGCAGGAAAGCCTGAAAGCCGGCGTTCCAAAGGCCAAAAGTATACGGATGGATGTTTACATTGAAGATGATGCCGGTACGGTCTATGACCTGGAAGTTCAGACAACAAATAAACGAAATCTTGGGAAACGCACCCGATACTACCAGAGCATGATTGATACCCGGGTTCTGGAAAAAGGACAGGATTACAACCTCCTGAAAAAAAGCTTTGTCATCTTCATCTGTAACTATGATCCGTTTGGAAAATCGCGATACATTTACACGTTCAGAAATCGATGCGACGAGGACTTCGACGTTCTGCTCAAAGATGAAGCGACAAAGATTATCATTAACACCAAAGGTACCGTAGGCACAATCGGAGATGATCTGAAGGCTGTCATCCGATACATGGATACAGGTATCGCATCTACCGAGTACACCAAAGCCCTTGACGCTGAAGTGAAGAGTATTAAATCGGATGAGAAAGTGAGGATGCAGTATATGTTGATGATGGAAGCTTTCGCCCATGAAAGAAGCATGGGGAAATACATCAATCTTATTTCACAAATTCGAAATGCAATTGGTGATTTCACTACGAAGCAGATGGCAAAGTACTTCGTTGTGAACGAAAAATTCTGTAAGGATGCTGTCAAATGCATCCAAACTCATCCTGACTGGGATGATGAGCAGATTGCAGAGCAAATTGATTGGGAAGAATAAGCAATGAGATCAGAATTCCTCCAATCCCCTGCCGACAGGCCTGGGGATTGGAGTTTTTGCTGTATCAGCATATCCCCAGGAACTCAGGACTTCAATGTTTATCTCACCCTCTTCAGACACGGACAATGGAGGAAAAGAATTCCTCCGCTGCCTGCCTCGCATCCATCTCATTTTCCGGTTCTTCTGCACTTCGCTGTGAAATGCGCATAGCTACCGCCCCATAAGGCGAAAGGTTCCGGCACAGTACCAGAAAACGGCGCCAGCTCATCTTTGCCAGTTCCTCTGCCAGGTCGATCCCATAATCCCGCTGGAAATCCGCCTCTATGGCATCAAAGATGGAGAGGAGATCTACTTTTTTCCCGTACGCCCCGGCAAAGAGGTGCGGGACTGCTCATCTGAGAGTTCTTCCCCCTCCGCCTGTTCCTTCCCGTTAATCCGTTCAAAACACAGCTGCATAAGCTGCACCAGATCCTCGGCCGTCAGGCGGCCGGCAAATCGGTCCAGCTGTGCTTCGCCAAAGAGTGCATCTGCCGCTTCAAATACCAGCCGCGTATATTCCGTATTCCGTTCCTGCCCCCGAAGGCGCTCAGCCCGGGCCATCTTTAGCGGTACCAGTGCCGGAATCGCCGCCTCTATCTCATAGATTTCTCCCAGAATCCGAACGGGAATCGTCTTTTTCTCCTTCTCTCTGAGAAAGAGATCAAAATCCAGTATGTTTTCCTGCATTTCTTGTACCTCTATGAGCCGAAGTCTGAGTTTTCGGCTCCGTCGCTTTTTCACTGCTCATACTCAGCAAACTGCCGCTTCAGCGGCTGGCCAAATCCTTTCCAGCAGCCACCCACAATTTTTAAGCACCCAGCCGTTTTTGTACTGACCAACGGTCAGCCGCCGGTTGTCTGCACCGCATTCACGGTGATCTGCGACCTGCAGCCGTTGTTCACCGTGGTCACGGTAATCTGTGCCTGCCCCTGGCCAACCGGTGTCAGCACGAAGCCGTTTTCCGAAATATCACTCACGCGGACCACAGCCCGCTTGGAATTGTTGACCCGGAATCGCCGGTTGCTGGCATCTGCCGGTTCAAACTGTATGCCGAGGATTTCCTGCTGCCCGCCGGCAATCATCTCCAGGGATTCCACCGGTTCCCCGTTTTTAGTAATCCTGACACCGGTCATCTGAACATAGGGAATGACCTCCGCCTCACCCACCTGTTCCAGTGACCAGGAACGAGTCTGCTCCGCACTGTCTGCCGATTCCTCTGCCGAGGTGACAATAGTGTCAATGATGTATCCGCGTCCATACGGGTCAATGATCTTAATCGTCGCATCCGCACCGCAGCCGGCCTGTTCAGCGTAGTCATCCAGCAGCTCCTGGCCGCGGTCGATTTCACCCGTCGCTTCCACCACCTTCTTCACGCCCTCCAGATCAATGGTTCCGGAACGCTTGGTGATGTACGGTTCGGACCAGACGTCCGTATCCGCCGAACTGTCCTCCGTCTCGCCGGAGATGGTTCGAGTCATGGAAGTAAGACCGTAGATCCGGACCCACGTCTCCTCCAGCTGTGACTTGTCCATGATGTAAATGAGCCAGTCCGCTACCGACACCGGACAGCCGTTTTTCCGTCCTCTTGCCATCTTTCCTCCTTCATTATCCACAGTATCTGACCCTGTAATTGCTGACATAGAGATGTCTGCCGCTGGTATCTGTGCCGGCGCCCTCTGCGACAGATATCGCCTCAATGGAAACCCTGGGTCCATCTCCGCTGAGGAAACCAGAAAACCCTTCCAGTTCCTCTGCCACCGCCACGGACCACTCATACGGAATCCGGACCTGCCCCGGAGCGCCGCGGGTAAAGATCTGAATTCTGGCCCCATTCGTGGAGCCCGCATAAGAGGAATCTACAGACATGACCGCCAGTGCCCGGTCCGGGGAATCCGGCAGGATCCCCCAGAACAGGTCACCGGCGGTTTCATCTGTATTGCAGGTGCCCAGGCCAAGGAATTCCAGATGATCACACAGTCGCTCAATCAGATTCATGCCTGTCCTCACCTATACTCGTTCAGCTTCGGTCAATTTCCCAGTGCCTGTCGGATCTGTTCCCCCAGCACATTCACCATTTCCCGCTGTACCATGGAATCATTGGCCGGATCCTCCAGATATTTGGCCTGTCCGCCCCGGGGATGCGCAAAGTCGGTCCGTTCATGCTGGATAATGGCATATTCCGTCTCGTACACCACGCGCCCCTGATCCCCGTTCATCTCCACCCGGCCGGAATGGATCAGTTTTCCCGTGTCCTTTGGAACCAGCTTCCGGGAATGGTCCAGAAGAATATCCAGTGCCTGGCGGTTCCCGGCAGCACTGCCGCTCCGTACAGCACTTTTGGCCAGATCCCACCGGATCCGGCCGCGGATTCCACTGCTACTCAAGATCCACCTCCAGATGATGCAGGCCGGGGCCCATCATCTGCTGACAGCGCACGACCAGCATTTCCTGCCCTTCCCACACAACTCTGGAATAAATCGGTATCGGGTCACCCAGGCAGAACATGAGCATATTTGCCACTGTTTCCTGAATGACCCCGCCGGGTTTCTTGTACACCACCTTATGTCCTGTGCCCGGTTCCATCCGGCACTTCCGGGTTTCCGGTTCACCGTACAGTGGCCCGCCGCTGCCCTGCCGAAGGTATGGAACAATTGTCGCCAGATGCACCAGAAGCGATTCCATCAACTGCGCTCCACTCCCTTGTAAAGAAGCCCTGCATACAAAAGGACTCCATAGGCGGCTCCGCAGAGCCGGCGGGATGTGAGCAGATCTCCTGCACCACTGTCCGCCATCTCCACGGAATAATGCCCGATACGAACCGATTTTGCGCCTTTTGGCAGGTCGGTTGCCTGATCCATTTCATGCAGGATCTGAAAATTCACCGCTTGTTCAAAGGCAGCCTGTTCTGCCAGGGTTCGCGGGGTATTGGGAAAGATGGCGCCCAGCATCCGGGCGCGCATCTCCTCCCGCTGCATTTCAGTTATTTCACGCTCAGGCATGGATCAGGTGCCCGGGGTCAGGACCGCAAACGGAAAATAGTCCCGGCCTGAGATCATGTTGACCGGCCGCGGCATGGCCCATCCAAGACGCATCACGGCACGCAGGGCCACGCAGTCCTGCTGTGCCAGGTTCAGGATGACCCGTCCCTCGTTGTCCGTAATGGTGGCCTGATCCAGGATCTTATAAGTCACATCCTGGCGGATGGCATACCGCATGTAGTTGAAGTTTCCGGCCAGCAGCAGAGCACGGTTGCCATCCAGGGAACCGTTCTCCGGGAAAGCGACCGGGGTGCCGTTCAGCTCATACACCATGGCACCTGCCGCACCGCTGGTATAGGCCATACGGAAAATGGGCTGTCCGGCCGTATCCACCGCACCGCGCAGTTTGGCACGCAGCTGCAGGGCACCCACATAGGTGTTGACCGAAATGCCGGATTCCTCCACCTTCGCGATAACGCCCTGCTCGCCGTTGATGTCCTGATACAGGTTTCCGGTGGTCTCCACATACTTGCCTGCCGCAATGGCGGAGGGAACAAGTCCGTCCGGCCAGGTGCTGGGCTTGCCGCTTCCGTGGAACACGGCGCCGTCAATGGCAGCGGAAAACGCTTCCACAATGCGCGGCCGGACCTCACCGAAAATATCATAGTCCGAATCATCCAGGACCGCTTCCGGAATCGGGACGATGACAGCCAGTTCCTCCGCTGTAATGTACACCTTATCCCATGTCATCTGGGAAGTGTTCTTGAGCCCCGTATCTCCGTTGACAAAGTCAGCAGAGACCGTTCCCGTCATGACGGGCATCTTGAGCTGCTTGCGGATCATGTCCGGCATGCGCATGCCCAGAGAGAGCGCAATGGAGCCCTTGACGGTTTCCTGAATAATGTTCCTGCTGACCTCCTCAGGAATCAGGGCCTCTGCGTTTGCACGTTCAATATGTGCCATTTTTGTCCTCCTTGTTTTTTTCGTAGATTGGTCTTTCGGCATCGATACTCATACCGAATTCAGCCTTAGCTGACGGATGCTGTGCATCCGGCCCTTACACATTGTACCCGGCAGCCCGGCGGATCTCCAGGTTCACCTGCCGGGAAAGGGCGTCCTCTCCGGACAGGGGATGCTGCGGAACGCTGTCGACACCGCCGCGGGGCGCAGGAATATCCGTGAACAGATAGGGATCCGACGCCTTCAGGGCTTTCAGCTGCTCCTCAAGGCCGGTTACCTTTCCGTCCTTTTCCTGCACCTTGTCGATGTCAATCATCCGCATCAGGACATCCGGATTCCGGGCACCGCTTTCTTTCAGCATGATGCTGAGGCGTCCCTGCTTGCGGATCGTATCAATGGACCGGTCACGCTCCGCAATGATGCCGTTGAGGCGTTCGATTTCCCCCTTGTAGTTTCCGGCCGCTTCAAGGTCCTTCGTCCGCTGCTCGAGATCACCGCTCAGCTGCTTCACCTCTCCCTGCAATTTGGCAATCATCTCGGCATCCTTCTTCATGTCCTTTTCCCGTTTGGATCCCGTTTCAGTTGCCTCATTCAGCTGGTTTTTCAGCGAGCTGATCTCCGCGTCCAGCGTCGCCTTTTCCTTGCTGAGCGACTCCACCTGACTGAGATACTGCTTCTTGGCTGCAATCTCAGTGTCAAACTTTGCCTTGGGCACATAGGACCCGTCCGATGCGTTGACCAGGGTGATGCCCGGTGCATCGTTCATCTTCTCGAGGAAACTGGTATACACCTGATCCCCCAGCACCGGCTTCAGAAATTCCAGACTTGCCATGTTGCTCCTTTCTATGTCTCATGCATGTCATTTACCGGAGTAGCTTTGTCCCGGCCCTGTTTTTGCATGCTGTCGCTGCGCGACAGGGCTGCTCCTCCCCGGGTACACCGGCGTTTGTCGTTTGGCATTGCCGCTTCCCACTGTCCAGATTCCACAAACGATTTCTGCCCGGTGTACCCTGTTCGGGCCACCATGTTTATTCCGGAGCAGTTTTGCAAAGGCCCAGGTTCTGCAAACTGTCGCTGCGCGACAGTGCCGCTCCGCAGGCCACCGTATTCATAACGGAGCAGCTTTGCAAAGGCCTGTTTTTTGCAAACTGTCGCTGCGCGACAGTGCAGCTCCGCAAACGCCCGGCATAGCCGGACCCGGGCATTCGCCCCTGTACATTGTTTCCCCTTGGACTTTTTAACGGGCCGTCTCCCGCTCGGGGGAGCGGACATGACCTGTCCGCCGGGCATTGATCTCTCTGCCGCACCCGGCCGGATGCGGCAGAGGAGAATCCAATCAGTCTCGGGGCAGTACCGGCAGCTGTGCTGCCAGCAGCCGCTCCTCCGCCTCACACAGGAAGCTGCGGATGGCTTCCGTCAGTTCCTCCCCATGCGCATCCAGGTAATCACGGTTCAGCAGTTCCACCTGCAGTGCATACTCATCCCTGCTCATAGTCAGGCTCAGCGCCAGGACCGGCTCCGTACCCGTGTCCTCCCGGAGAATCCGGCGAAAGCTCTCGTGGGTTTCATTGACTTTCAGCATGCATTTTCTCCCTCTTTCTCACCAGGTGAAAGCGTATCCAAAGGATCCCTCCACCTTGCTGGTGAGCAGATTCTTCATGGAAATCCGTTCGTTCTTGGGGTCGATGACCGCAAGGACTACCATCGTCGCGGCATTCGGTGCAACCGGCGTCACCGCCGCGGCAAAGATGTACAGATACCCGTTAAAAGGCCGGGTGCCAAGCAGGGCTATCGGCTCCACATTCGATCCGACAAAGCCGTCAAAGGCGGCATTCCAGACATTCCTGACCTCCTCCGGGAGATCGGTCATCACCTCAATGTTGGTGCCGCCAAAAGGCATTCCGCCCTCCAGCACGCGTTCAATGCTGACCAGCGTTGCCTCACGGTCACCCGGCTTCTCATTGAAGATCAGGACAACCACGTTTTTGGTGTCCCGGCCGGTCAGGACAGTCTGTTCCGCCAGCACGGCATGGTTGATCCCGTTGACCTGCTGGGAACCCAGATACACGATTTCCTGGTACTCGGTTCCCAGAATTGTTTCCCCCAGTCCGGCCATGGCCGATGCGATTTTCTGGGGCATTTCCATGCTGATGTCGATTTTCCAGCTGTTCAGATTCATTTTCGTTCCTCCTTTGCACTTCTCAACTTTGGTCATTTGCCTGAGCCAGTTTGTCAGCAGCCTGAATGGAAAAACAATCGCGTCTCGGCAGAGCCGTGACTGACCCTATGGTTTTCACTGTTCATTCGCTGTCGTGACTTTGCCTGGATCAGATTTTTCGGATAAAACACTCAGAGAGTGCTTATCTGCACTGTTGCTGCCGGTTTTTCTGATTCGTTCCTGTACCGGCTTTTTCTGTTCGGTTTTCTCCTCGAACGGTTCTGCGCTGAGGCTCTCCCGGAGTCCCTGATGCGCCGCCGCGAGCGCCGGATCTGCCAGGGCATTGCTCACAAAGCGCCGATATGAGGGTCCCTGACAGACCTCAAAAAAGCGTTCCGCCTCCCGGCACTTGTCCAGAAACCGGACCAGTGTTTCTGCCTGAGAGCGGTCAATCCGAATCGTTTCCATCTTTTTTCTCCCTTATTGATCGTAGTTTGGTCTTATGGCACCGCTGCTTTTATAATGCTCATATTCGACAAACTGCCGCTGCTGCGGCAGGCCCACTCCTCTTTAAATTGTCGTCAGATTAGTCTGAACCGGATCCGAAAGTCCGTATTCCCTCTGGATCCGCTGGACCTCACAAAGTACCTGATCCTGTGTCCAGTCCGGATGCAGCATCTGTACCTTCACCTCCGTGCTCATGGCCTGCGCACTGGTCAGCATGGACAGGGAGGAGGCCATGGTGGGCAGGTCACTGGTAAAGATCGTCGGGAACCGTACATGCATATGGACACCGGGATCGCTTCCCGCATCCGGATACAGGGCGGCATCCAGGTGCATCAGGGCGGTCAGGAGCATCTCGAGACTGTCCTGCCAGTACGCCTGCTTTTTGCCGGTGGTGCTGTAGGATTTCTTTTCCCGGATGCGCAGAGCCGTGCCGCTCTGGGCCATTCCCTCGATATTGATACCGAATGTCTGCGGCGCATAGCCGGCACCGGAGACAATCTTGGTCACGATGTCCTGACAGGTCTTGGCATGATCATCTGCCCGGATGGCAAACTGGGAAGGGGTAATGGTGTTCCCGCCGCGGTCCGTGTCCACATCCAGTGCCACCAGGGTTTCCACGTCCTCGTCAAACTCGAAGGTCGGCACGGACCGTCCGCCGCCAAACAGATCCTCCCCGGTCCGCCGCAGATATTCTGCCGGCACCAGAAGCCGGGCCTTGCCAAGCCGGATATCCCGGATCCAGGAGGAATAGGCCTCATCCAGGGCATCCATCAGGTCCCGGAGATTGTCAAAATCAGACCGGCCCATGTATGAGCCGCGGAACATCCGGTTGGGACGAATGTTGGGAATATGGGCAGCCAGCATGAGGCCGGAGGGCACCGGACAGGCGGGCTCAATGCCCATTTCCAGCAGCTGCTCATCCTCCATCCGCAGCCCCAGGCTGTCCGCACTGCCCCGGTAGAGACCGGTCAGGATCGCCCCCGGCTCATACACCTCATGTGTCCGGAGAACGCTTGACTGCGAGCCCGTCTCAATCTCCGTAAACACGTGAATCGCACACAGGCGTCCCATCCGGTATTCCGGGTAGGCACTGTCTCCCTGCACGACCCGGATCTGCGGGAAGCCCGTATTATGAATGTCCCACATGATCTTGAGGTACACATCCCCCAGTGCCGAACAGGACTCCGCCGCCTCACAGAGCAGTGCGTGCAGATTGGTGGCCCGGGAAATGGATTCAAACCGCCGCTGAACCTGCTCCATGGGCATTTCCTGATCATCCACCGCACTGATCTGCGGTTCCTCTCCAAACAGCAGATCCGAGGAGGTGGCCGCGATGTCTGCGGCAATGGGCACATGCACTTTCTGCTTGGAGGGCCGCCGCCAGAAGGATTTGGTTCTTGCCGTCATGCGCAGGTCTCTGGGATTCCCGCTGTAAGCCGCGGAAAACATCTGGTAATACTGCCGGTTGTGGCTCTGGAGCAGTTCCCAGGCCGCCGGACCGTTCAGATGTTCCATCTCATCCCTGCCTTACCCCGTTCCTGCGCATTCTGGGTGCCCCGGGATTATCCGGTTTCTGAAGACGCGCATAGACGTTCCGGATTTCCTGAAGGAGGCGCTCGTTCTCCTCTTTTGACACCTGTTCCTTTTTTCCTGCTTTGTCTCTTTTCTTTCCGCTCATCCCAGTTCCTCCTTGGCGATTCGCCAGATTTCCTTTGACAGGGGTTTTGCATTTCTGCGGTTGCTGTAATAATCCGAAATGGCCTCTGCCACCGTCTCGGAAGCATCCGACGCGGCATAGCGGGAAATCCGTCCGATCTGATCCGCAGCCAGCTGCGGGTTCTGATGCCACCCGGGCGCGGCCCGGTCCAGGGCCCTTGAAACGATTTCCGAGGCCACCGTTCCGTTCCGCCAGGCATCTGACCGTCTGGCCCTCGACTGCGGGTCCTTTCCGGGTATCCGGCGCCTGATCAGCTCTGCCTCAATCTGATGCCCCATCTCATGGATAATGATATTGACCGGCTTCGTCCCCTCCGGGTGATACCCGGAACGGATGTCCCGCTCGTATGCCCGTTTCACCGCCTCCGGCGAGGTCAGCACCCCCGGGTGCATCAGGATTTCCCCGTCCACCGTCGTCCCCGCGTAGGCCGAGCCGCCCGGCATCCGTCCGGTGAGACGAAGATCGGAGGCTGTAATGCCGGGAAATTCCGCCAGCATGGCCTCAATGCCGCTGCTCATCTCCCGTGTCACCTCAAAATCCACCCGGCTTACGCTGCGGTCCATTCGAAGGCCATACGTTTCCCGCATGTAACGGCTGAGGTCCCCCAGATTCTGCGCATCCATGGAGCCGATTCGCTTGATGCCCCCATTGCCGATTCCACCGGTTCCTTTTCCCATTCCCTCACCCCGTCCGATCCCGCACCCGCTGCCGGATCCGTTCCGTCACGGGTGCAATTTCACGGACCGGACCGGTGATTCCCTCCGGGCACAGGCCATGGAGCAGGATCAGTACAGGCCGGAGACGCTGCTGCATTTCAGCAATGCCCCGCCTGAGCCAGCCCCGGTCTGCCTCACTCCGCATACACCCAACCGTTGACAGGGCCAGAATGGATTCTGTCGGGTACGATTCCCATATGGCCTCGCGGTCCAGTCCCTCCGTCCAGACCACGGAGGGCACCACATTGATGCCCGCCTCTGCCCAGAACCGGGCCAGCCAGGCATTTCGGTACTGGTTGTACAGACGCAGCGCGGGCGGGAACGTTTCAAACACCGAAAACTCCGGTGAGGTCACCGCACCAAACTGCTGAAGCAGGTTCCGATACCGTCTCGGATACGTCCAGACCCGTTTGAACTGGGCATCATCCAGCCAGAAATGCACGCCCGTACTGCGCCTCAGTTCCGGCGGACAGGTGTTGGCAAAGTTGAACCCGATCCACCGCTCTACCTCAAGCTGAGTGCACCGAAGCATCCGGGGAATCCCATAATCGCCCTCGCCCGGAACCCGGGCCACATTCTGGTTTTCCCAGTATTCCCGTTCCCGGTAGGCCCGCTCATTCATCCCTGCACCTCCTCTCATCCGGGAATCAGGATTTTCCCGTACAGCGTATTGACCGTATCAATGACAAAGCCCATCCCCAGGCCCTCCGCCGAGGGCACCCAGAGCTGTTCCGGATTCCAGTTTTTAAATCCGTCCTCCGCATATGCCGGAAGATCCGGGTCATAGTCCGGATTCGGAACCCACTGGCCGCCTTCCATGCAGTACCGGTACAGTGCCGGGTGGGATTCCCGCAGGCTGATGAACCGCCCGCGCCTTTCCACATGAGCCCCGAAACAGCAAAAGACGCAGCCGGTCCGGTCTGCGCCTGTGGTGCTGTATTTGCACTTTTGACAGCGTCTTTGTCTGCATTCGATTTCCCCGTAAACCGGTGCAATCTCAATGCCCATTCGGTAGATGTACTCCAGCATGTCCTGTTCCCGCCAGAAAGCCAGCGGTGTGCTGAGCCCATGCGGCTGTTCATATGCATTGCAGCCGTGCTGCATCCACGCCCGCTCCCGCAGCATTCCCTCATTGGCCATCGTCCCGACAAGCCCGTGCCGGCCGGTTTCTTTCTCGTATTTTTTCATCGGCCGCTTTTTCATGATCCGGCAGCACTTGTCCGAGATCCGGAACGGTGCCTCCTCCGCCAGTTTCTGCCAGCGGGATTTATCGAACATGCTACGGCCCATGGTTCCGTCCTGCAGGGCCACCTGGACATTTCCAGTCATGTATCTGCGCCGCCGGCCTTTGGGATCATGCAGACGCGCGTACTTGATGGCATTGGCAACGGACTTGCTGATGAGTGGATATCCCTCCTCTTTCACCACCTCCACAAACGTCATCTCCGGACGGATCTCCGTAACGCCGTCCTGCATCCGTGCAAATTTCCGGACTTCCGGAAATTCCAGTCCCGTATTGGAAAACACCGCCGGTACACCCGGATACATCTCGCGAACCATGTGAAGCAGGACCGTTGAATCCTTCCCTCCGCTGAAACTGACATACACTTTTCCACGCCACGCTTCCACCCATTCCCAAATCCGCTCACGGGTCAGCTGCACCTTCTCTGCCAGTGGCAAACTCTGCAGATGCTGCAGCTCCTCCCTGGTATGAATGAACCCCGTCAT